CCTGAACTATCTCGTCACTGAGAAGATGACAGAATATCGCACCGAAACGGAGAGGATGCTGTTTTCGCTACCTTTGGCTGGTTCTGCGTTTAGGAAAGTTTACTACGATCCCACTATGGGAAGACCTTGCAGTATGTTCGTTCCTGCTGAAGACTTCGTTGTAAGCTATGGTGCATCTGACTTAGCAACCTGTGAACGTGCTACACATGTTATGAAGAAGAGTCCTAATGATATTAGGAAGCTTCAAGTGTCAGGATTCTACCTTGATGTTGACTTACGAGATGCAGTTTCTGACCCAGATCAGGTAAAAGAGAAGTATAACGAGCTAACTGGAGACAACGGAAGCTACGAGTCGGATTCAAGACACACCTTGTTAGAGATGCAGGTTGATTTAGATCTACCTGGCTTTGAAGATTCACAGAACGGAAAGCTAACAGGGATTAGTTTGCCCTATGTAGTCACCATTGATCTGGGTTCTAGAGAGATTTTGGCTATCAGACGCAACTGGTACGAGTCAGATCAGTACAAAAACAAGCGAGAACACTTTGTTCACTACCAATATATCCCAGGTTTAGGCTTTTACGGCTTTGGTTTGATCCATATGATCGGTGGATTAGCCAAATCAGCCACCTCTTTGCTCCGACAACTGGTAGATGCAGGTACTTTGAGCAACTTGCCGGGTGGATTAAAGGCCAGAGGGCTGCGAATTAAGGGTGATGACACCCCAATCATGCCGGGAGAGTTCAGAGATGTGGACGTTCCAGGCGGTTCGATCAAAGAAAACATAAGTTTCCTGCCATACAAAGAGCCAAGCGGTGTTTTGTACCAGCTTTTGGGCAATATTGTAGAAGAAGGACGCAGATTTGCGTCTGCGGCTGACGTAAAAGCGGCAGATATGAACTCTCAAGCCCCAGTTGGTACAACTTTGGCAATTTTAGAGCGTTCAATGAAGGTTATGAGTGCAGTTCAGGCCAGATTACACGCCTCAATGCGCGATGAATTGAAATTACTTTCTAATTTGGTGCGAGATTACGGCCCACAGGCATATCCTTACCTAATGGATAGCGAAATTCCTGTATCAGAAGACTTTGATGACAGAATAGACATAATTCCAGTGAGTGATCCCAACGCAGGGACGATGGCACAGAGAATTATGCAGTATCAGGCGGCACTACAGCTATCTGCACAAGCACCACAGATGTATGACCTGCCATTGTTGCATCGTCAGATGCTAGAAGTGCTTAATATTAGGGATGCTGACAAGATTGTGCCGACAGAGGACGATGTTGCTCCGACAGATCCTATATCAGAGAACATGGACATCATAAACGGCAAGCCTGTGAAGGCATACTACTATCAGGATCACGAAGCGCACATACAAGTTCACATGTCTGCTATGCAAGACCCAAAGATACAAGAACTAATAGCGCAAGCCCCAGATGCAGGAAAGATACAAGCTGCTTTTTACGCTCACATACAAGAACATGTTGCTTTCTTGTATCGTCAGCAGATAGAAAAAGAGCTTGGCACGAAGCTTCCGCTACCTGGAGAGAAGTTGCCTGAAGACATTGAGTTTAGAATAGCAGAGCTTGCAGCCCCAGCAGCAGCACAGTTGCTTGGGAAGCATCAGCAAGAACAGCAAATGCAAGAAAACCAGCAGATGATGGAAGACCCTGTGATTCAAATGCAACAAAAAGAATTGCAAATAAAAGAGATGGAAGCACAAAGCAAGGCAATGATAGATCAAGCGAGATTGCAACTTGAAGCGCAAAAGGCCATGATGAAGTCTCAGCTTGACCAACAGAAAGCGGATCAAGATAGGGAAATAGAACAAGCTAAACTAGCTGTTCGCATAGCTGAAGATAATGATCGTGACCAACTAGAAAGCAAACGCATTGCATCTAAGGAACAAATAGAAGGTGCGAAGCTAGGCGTTGAAATTATGAAAGACATAATGGATGAGTAATCTCTCTGAAAACAACATATTTGACCATTTAAAGAGCGTTTTAAGAACGCAAATGAATGAAATGGCAGACCATGTAAGCGGAGGGGGTTGTAAAACTCTTGAAGACTACGCAAAATGCTGTGGAATTATTGAAGGTTTAGCCGTTGCTGAACGAGAAATACTTGACTTAAAAGAGAAATATGAGAAATGATCTGTCCTTGTGGGGGTCAACTTCTCCCATATTGGGAACTTAAAGATGGAACTCTTGCCTCGAAATGTAGGGGTTGTGGCAGAAGACATCATATTCCTCCATTGAAGGATATCGCTGTAATTAACAGCGCAAGCGACTCTGGACGCTCTTCTCCAGTGCAAGGAAAAGAAACTAATGGAAGCATTAGCAAAAGAAACTGAGTCAGAAGAGACTCGACAGGCACATCAGTTGCCTGATCCTACAGGATATAAAATACTGATCGCACTGCCAGACCCTGAGAAGGAGTTTGATGGCGGTATTATCAAGTCTAATAAGACTCTCTATGAGGAAGAGATCGGATCTATTGTTGGGTTTGTCACCAAACTGGGGCCAGACTGTTATAACGATAAGAAAAGATTTCCATCTGGGCCTTTCTGCAAAGAAGGAGATTGGATTCTAATGCGCTCTTATAGCGGCACTAGATTTAAAGTCCACGGAAAGGAGTTTAGATTAATCAACGATGACAGTGTTGAAGCTGTAGTCGAAGACCCAAGGGGGATTGTTAAGGCATGAGCGAACAAGAAGCGGTACAAACAGAAGAAGATAAGTTCTTTGGTGTACGCACCAAGATAGGCGGTCAACAACAAGAAGAACCTGTTGAAGAACCAGAGGCTGTAGAAGATTCTGATTCCGAAGAAGGTGAATTGACAGACGATGAACTGCCAAATTATAGCAAGAGGGTTCAGAAAAGAATTAACAAACTGAAATACGAATCTCACGAAGAGAAGCGTAGAACCCAATCTGCTCTTAAAGAGCGAGATGAAGCGTTTCGTGTTGCTCAACAGATAGCAGAAAAAAACAGAGAATACGAGTCTTTGATCGGTAGAGGAGAGCAAGCTCTTATCAATCAGGTAAAGGAACGTGCAGCTTTAGCTGTTGACCAAGCAAAACAACAGTATAAAAAAGCTTATGAAGAAGGCAATACAGACAATGTTGTTGAAGCTCAAGAGGCTTTAACTAAAGCTACAGCGGAGTTAAGCGAAGCTGACAGATACGCTCAGAGCATGAGTAATCAGCCAGCACCTCAACAGGAAAACTGGCAACCACCGCAATCAGCACAACAGCCTGTAAGACAGCCTGTTCAACAACCTGTACAGCAAGCACCAACACCTGATCCAGAGACACAAGCATGGGCAGCAAAAAATCCGTGGTTTATGCAAGACGGTTATGAAGAAATGACTTCTCTTGCCTACGGAAAACATGCGTCCTTAGTAAAGCAGGGAGTTCAACCGAACTCCTCTGAGTATTTTAGACAGATTGACGAAACGGTCAGAAGAGCGTTTCCAGATCACGATTGGCAGGATGGCAATGTTCCACAAGCCCGAACCTCACCTGCCTCTCAACCTTCGCAGGTGGTTGCTCCCACTACAAGAAACAATGGAGCAAAACCGCGCACAGTGAGGCTTTCGGCATCCCAGCGCACTCTCGCTAAGAAGCTGGGATTAACAGATGAGCAATATGCTAAATATGTATAGTCAGGAGACTACCAATGACTGAAGAGCGCACCCCTAGAGATATTGAAGAAAGAGATAGTGAAACTAGACCTAGTGATTCTTGGAATCCTGCTTCTATTTTACCCGATCCCAAGCCTCAAGATGGCTGGGTATTCCGTTGGGTCAGGACAAGTATTTTAGGTCAATCAGATGGTACTCACACATCAAAGATGTTAAGAGAAGGATGGGAGCCTGTTAGAAAGGAAGACCATCCAGAACTTATGCTTGAGTCTGATATTAATTCAAGATGGAAAGACAACATCGAAGTTGGGGGGTTGCTTCTTTGCAAAGCCCCAGCAGAAAAGATGAAGTCTAGGTCTGATCATTATCAGAGGATGGCAAACAATCAGATGGAGTCTGTCGATAATAACTATCTTAGGGAAAACGACCCTCGGATGCCTTTGCTTTCACCAGAAAGGAGTACGAGGACAACTTTTGGAAGGAACTAATCCCTGGGTAGGGGTGGTTCCTTAATTAATAGGAGGTCATTATTATGGCTACTTCTGCTACCCCAAGCGGTGCAGAACCTATCAATACCTTGAGTGCGAGCGGTTCTTACACTGGTAAAGTCCGACACATCAAGATTGCGAGTGGTTATGGCACAGCTATTTTTTACGGTGATTTCGTTAAGCTAGTTGCGGCTGGCACAGTTGAAAAAGCCGCAGTAACAACTTCTGTTGTTGCTGGTACAGTTGGTATCTTTGTAGGATGTTCCTACACTGACCCATCTACAAGTCAATTAACATTCAACCAGCAGTTCCCTGCCTCTACAGCGGCATCGGACATTATGGCTTATGTTGTTGACGATCCTAAGTTAGTGTTCAAAATGCAAGGCGATGAAGCTATTGCACAAACTGGACTTGGAAACAATGTTTCAGCGGTTAGCACAGCAGGATCAACTACAATCGGACGTAGTAGGAACGCACTTGACGGTGGTTCTATTGCTACGACAAACACACTCCCCCTTCGTATTCTTGAGTTTGTAGATGGGCCAGACAGCGCAGTTGGTGATGCTTTCACTGATTGTCTTGTAACTTACCTACCTTTAAGTCACGCATACGAAACCAAGCTTGGCGTATAAGGAGGTCTAACTAATGGCTATTTCAAGAGCGCAAATGCTGAAAGAACTCCTGCCTGGGCTGAACGCCCTGTTTGGTTTGGAGTACGAAAAGTACGAAGACGAGCATACTCTCATTTATGAGACAGAAAGCTCTGATCGTTCTTTTGAAGAGGAAGTAAAGCTTAGTGGCTTTGCTGCCGCACCTGTGAAGAACGAAGGCTCTGCAATCTCTTATGATTCAGCGCAAGAAT